ATGATTGATGCTCTGAGCACATTGGAGGATCTGGTAGATCCTATGAATGAGCCTGGGGACGTCCGTCAAGCCTATCTGCGACATATCGTGGTTCCAAAGGCCCTTTCATTGGTTGAGGAGTCCGTGGATGAGCAGGAGGAGGCTCCTGAGGATCATGGAGCTGAGGCACGTAAGGCTGAGCTGAAGTCAAAGATGGCCGAGGCTGAGAAGCGCCATAGTCAAGAGATGGAGCGGATGGCAAAGGAACTGGAAGGAATGGGCAGCTAATGTTTGGTGACTTCATTCATATGGTAGAATCTTCAATCGATTTCCCTAGAGAGGGCCTAGATCCTCAGGTGTGGGAGTCTGATGGTGAAGATTCATTTACTCTGCGCCCAGAGGTCAAGGAACAGATCCTTGATTTTCTAGATAAATATCCAGATAGGGATATCGTGGGACTGGCGAAGGAGGAGGATGGGGAGCCCACCATCCACATCGTGGGCTCCATCTGCACAAACCAGTATTCGGATGATGCGGATATCGATGTGCATGTGGTGGTGGATGAGAGTGACGAGCTGCATTCGGATGAGGATGGACGCGCGGCAGTGAAGAAGTGGTTCGAGGCGAATCGTGAAGCGAACCATGGATTTGTTGGAGATCATCCTATCGAGGTGTACTTGCAGACGGATGAGAGACAAGACTTGGCGTCTGATGGTGCTTATCACATGATGCGGGATGAGTGGTTGAAGGGTCCGAAGGTGGTAGGATCTGACTATGATCCGTATGATGATTTTTCACATGTCTTTGATGAGCTTAGTGATTTGGCTGGAGAGGCCGATCTTTTGATGGGTGAGTTGAAGCGTGATGTGATTGACTATGAGACAATCTCCAAGGCCATTGAGCATTTGCCAGAAGAGCAGAAGTCAAAGTTGCTTGCGAAGATGAAGGCGAAGTTGGAGGAGATCGAGCAAGACATTGAGAAGTTGTATGCCGAACGTAAGGAGATGGCTGATGTTCGGAAACGCGCCAGTCGTCCCACTCCGGATCAGGCCAAAGAGGATGCCGAGTTGAGTAAGGAATGGAATGATGCGAATGCATTGTTCAAGTTCATGGATCGCTATCGTTATCTGAAGGTCATTGGGGACTTGGAGGATGTGGTGTCTGATGATGGTAAGGTCACTGATGATGACGTCGATGTAATCAAAGGTATCATGGGGGCAGACTGATGGGATACGAAGATCTGTACGAGCAAGCTTCAGATAGCAAGCCTGCAATGGATGAAGAGGCCATTGAAGAGACCATTGTAAATCCAATGGCGCATGCCTTGCCTGAGGGGTACTGGTTTTCTTCAAAGGAAGAGGATCGGGGAACACTCATCTACGAGTTCATCACAGGTGAGGGAGAAGGACCTAAGATTCAGATCAGGGTGACGAACGATGCCTAGTAGACAAATACCTCAGAGGACGGTGGATGTTCTTCGGCAGCACTTGGATATTGTGTTGCTGGCGGTGGGAATTCCCTGCCAGTTGTTCATCCCAACAGATGCCAGTTATGCGACTGCGGAGAAGAAGGATATCTTTTCAACACCTGCGGACTATTCGCATGATCAGTACTCGGCCAATTGTTGGGTGGAGTGGAATCCAAGCACCTATCGGCTGAAGAAATTGGGCCTGTTCACTGAAGAGACCTTGCCGATTTTGGTGTGGTTCGGACATCAGGCAACGAATCAGAGTGGGGAAGTGGTGAATGTGGACATTGTCCAGCATAGCTACTTCAAGTTGAATGCTCAGTACATTCCGGGGAACTTTACGGAAGCTGAGGAGTTCGAGATCGTGAATATTGGGGTACGTGGTATGCATGACGCTATGGTACTGAAGTCATACTCTGCGGCTCCTAGGAGGAAACAGGTATGAGAATGAGACGAGTGAAGAATTCGAGTGCCGGATCTGTGCCGGTTCATCATGGTGGGATGGTGACACATTTGGCTCCTGGAGATGAGATGACTAATGTGGATGTGACCAACTTTGAGGAGATCAAAGAGAGGGTGACATCTACTCACGATTTGGGAGAGGTGAATGAGAGTGAAGGTGGTATTCGACTATGCGATTGAACGCAGGCACAATGTGTGGATGGGTGCCGCTTTGGCAGCAGCTAAGATGCACAATGATTACTGCGTAGATCGGAATCGTGGGCTCCCAGTGGGTCCGGAGGGGTACGCCGAGGAGTGGTTCAAGAAGTACATGACGGACTTGGAAGTATCGTTTGAGCGGTTGGTGATGAATTGCTTCTTGCAGATATTGGGACAGAAGAATGGCTAGTTTCCTTCAAGGATATGACATTGCAGTGAGATCCCTGGTCTTCGATAGGTTCAAGACTGTGTTCGGTTGGAACAACCTAGCTTCTACCGATGCAGATCGCGTGAATCTATCTGTTTGCATTTGTCCGAAGGGAATAGCGCTTCGTGAATTTTCGGAGAAGCGGGCTCGTGACTACCTGAGTGTGCCAGCGGCTAATGTGTGGCGAATGGGCACAGCGTATAGTTGGTCACGTCAGCGGAGTGTGGTAGCGCGTCGTGGTTTCAATATCCAATCAGGGAATGACATCATTAACGTGACAGCGAATCCGATGGATCTGATGTACGGGGTGTGGTTTTGGAGTCAGGATCTGGATTTGATCTATCAAGCCATTGAGCAGTATACATCGTGGCAACATGAGAATCCAAAGATCGAAGTGACGTACAATGACACATACACATTGGACCCAGAGTTTCATTTGTCCGAGGTGGTGGATGAATCGGATATCGAGCAGATCTATTCGACCGGCAAGTATTTCGTATGGCGCATGCCTCTGGCATTGGATGCGTGGTTGCTGAAGGCGGGAGATGGATCTTCAATTCTCATCAACAAGGTGAGATTGACGGTATACGATAAGGATTCTGTGACTAACTACAGTACGATTGTGGTCGAGGATTCATCTCAGGATACGGAGTTGGCTTCTGTTTTGCGGTTGGATCGTGTTCAGCAGTACGGGATTGTGGCTGCGAGTTTGACGTCGAATTCTGTGACAGTGTCGAATGATCGATCATCTGATTTTGCAGTGGGCGATAAGGTGAAGATCGTGGATTCTACAGCGAATGATGAGATGTATACGATTGCCAGTGCTGGTGCGGTGTATGATGTGACGAATGACCAGACAGCGTTGTATCTGGTGGAGACCTTGGTGGACGAGACAGCGGACGGAATCGTTGAGATGTGGAGTGAATGATGGAACTTTTTGAGATGATTGCGGGAGTGACCTTGTTCGAGGTCTTGTCTCCATCTGATGTAAAGAAGCTTCGAGATGAATTGGCAGATCCGGAGATTCTTCCATGTAGCTTTGACGTGACTATTCCTGGATGGTTTGCTCGTATTGGCAATTGGGGAAAGGTTACGATCCAGCATAAGGACCCAGAGAACTTCAAAGGGAAGCGGAGAGTTACACCACAGCAGATGGATAGGAGGTTGGGAGATGTCGGGGTGAACAAGATGTTTGGCCGATGGTCAGTGGAAAAGAAGGGCCTGACGAAAGTAGTCTTTTACAGGGACTATATTGGCGTGAATGACAGGCATTACACGGAACAGTTCATTGTCAGTGTGAAGCTCAAGAAAGAGTTGAGGTAGCACAGAGATTTGAGGAGGAATAAGGATGTCGATCTATTTGAGTCCAGGCGTTTACGCGACAGAAAAGGATTTGTCGGATGTGGTCCCTGCCCTTGCGAGTTCATCAGCTGCGTTGGTGGGTTATTCGGCAAAGGGGAGTGTTGATGAGATCCTACTGATCACGAATACCCAGCAGTTCATTGAGAACTACGGGAAGCCTGATCCTAGTTCGGGACACTACATGCACTATGCAGCTTTGGCATATTTGGCACAGGGCAATAAGTTGTACTGTCTGCGTGTGACCAATGGGGCTCTGTATGGTGGTGTCAATATCATGGCAACCACATCCGCAGAAACCAATGCGGCCATTTCGACTGGAAAGGCTACAGCGGCGTTTGGTGTTGCATCCGGGTTGGATGATGATGTGTTGTTCCAGATTCTTGGTGCTGATCCTGGCGTATGGGATAACAAGATCAAGATCAAGGTTCAGAATGTTAAGACTGGGTCTGAGACAGTGGTTACGGATCAGTACACCTTTGAAATCGTGGTGTATTACACGAATGACGATGGTGTGGATGAGCAGGTGGAGTTGTTTAAGGTATCCCGTAAGACGAAGGTCGATGGGTTCGGAAAGCAATTGAACCTGGAAGATAAGATCAATGGTGTGAGTCAGTACATTCGTGTGTATGACAATACGGCCATTGCGGATACAGTGCTACCTAAGGCGCAGGCTACGGTATTGGCGCTGGCACAGGGGTCTGATGGTAGTGCGATCAGTTCATCTGATCTGACCACAGGTTGGGATGAGTTTGCAAATCCGGATGATGTTGATATCCGTATCTTGATCAATGGTGGTGAGACTGCGGTGGCAGTTCAGAACAAGATGATTGCGGTTGCAGCAGCAAGAGCGGATTGCATTGCTTTGTTGGATATTCCGTGGGCATCGGTTCAGTCTGTGACGGACATGGTGACATTCCGTGATACGACGCTGAACGCGAATTCTAATTATGCGGCGATCTACGGTCCATGGGTACAGATCCATGATCAGTACAATGACCTGCTGATCTATGTTCCACCGAGTGGGCATGCCGCAGCTCAGATGGCATACAATGATTTCGTGTCTTACACGTGGTATGCTCCAGCTGGTTTCAATCGTGGACAGTTGGACGTGATCACACCTTCCTATGTGTTTACGGAAGGGGAGAGGGACACGTTGTATCAGGCTCAGATCAATCCGATCCAGATGTTCCGTGGAGAGGGAACTGTGATCTGGGGGCAGAAGACGCTTCAGAGCAAGTTCTCAGCGTTGAGCAGCATCAATGTGCGTAGGATGTTGATCATCATTGAGAAGGCGATGGCTATCTCATTGAGAAGTTTCGTGTTTGAGCCTAACAATGAGACAACTAGATTCCGTGTGACAGCATTGCTGAATGAGTACCTTGGGCAGCTGTCAACGCAGGGAGCATTCCAGACTGAGGCTGGAGATGATGGGTATCATGTGCTGTGCGATGCCACAAACAACACGTCGGCAGTCATTGACAACAATGAGCTGCGTGTGGATGTGTTTGTGAAGCCGGTTCGTGCGGCTGAGTTCATCCGTCTTCAGACTATTGTTACGACCACTGGTGCCACCTTTGAGGAGCTGGTTGATCGTGGAGCGATCTTTTAATAGGTGATTCTAGGTGAGAAGGAGAACGTATCATGGCTGATATGAGTGCGGATGTTTTGAAGAACAATTTGACCAATCCTGCAAAGACATACTTGTGGGAAATGCTCTTCACCAATCCTGTTGGTGGAGGGGATTCGGATGTGATGGATCTTCGTTGCCAAACTACGGTCATTCCGGGCCGTAGTCATGGAGAGATTTTGATTCCATTCAAGGGTACACCTGGAATCAAGTTTCCTGGTAAGTTGACCATGTCTCATACATGGACGATGACGTTCATTGAGGGCACTGACCGTAAGACGTTTGATGCTCTTCATGGATGGTCGGAAGCTATCACAAGTGCGAAGACGGGTGTGGGTGGTCCTGATGTGACAATCAAGACAGACATCTACCTGCGGTGTTTGGATATGGCGGGTGCGGTCTGGATGACCATCAAGGTGATTGGTGCGTATATCCAATCGATAGACGATGTGCCTCTGAACTATGAGGATGACACGTCGATCTATTACAACGCCACATTCAGTTACGACCGTTGGGAGCGCGTGAGCTAACATGGCTACATTGGGATTTGATTTGTCGGGTGCAGGTTATTCGGGGCTGACCAAGACGTGGATGCTTCAGCGGAAATACAATTGGCAGCTCCTGCTACCTCATAACATCAATGGCAATATTGGGCTGTTCGTGTCCCAGTATTGCCAAGATGTTCAATTTGGGGATTACG